CTGGCTCTGCTGGTCAGCGTCGCAAGCAGTTTGCTGAACAGGCCGACGTGTACGTGATTAACTGGGAGTCTCTGAGAACTCACTCGAAGCTTTCTTCGTACGGTTCTATCGCGCTAGCTAGGTGCACCGAATGCGGTGGGCACGATGAAAGCGTGTCCGCCAACAGGTGTGAAGTTCACGTTCGCGAGCTCAATGAAATTGATTTCAAGGCTGTTGTAGCCGACGAAATTCACAGATCTAAGGACCCCAAGTCAAAACAGACTCGCGCGCTTTGGGCTGCTACTGGAGACGCGGACATTCGCTTCGCGCTGACTGGCACGCCAATTGCAAACAACGTTCTTGACCTGTGGTCAATTCTTCACTGGCTGTCTCCAAGCGAGTGGCCGAGCAAGACGCGTTGGATTGATCGCATGATTGACACAATGCTGAACGCCTTTGGCGGGATGATGGTCATTGGCGTCAAGCCGCACATGGAGCAGGAGTTCTACGCGGCAATTAACCCGCGTATGCGCCGTATGCTCAAGGCAAGAGTTCTGCCGTGGTTGCCGCCTGTACTCAAGGAGCGCCGTGACATCGAGATGTCTACTAAGCAGAAGAAGGCGTACAAGCAAATGCTCGAGGCGATGATTGCTGAGCTCGAGGGTGGCGGAGCTGTAGTCGCGCCAAGCGCGCTGACACAGACGACACGTCTTCTACAGTTCGCGAGCTCGTACGCCGAGATGTCAGTTGATGAAGTCACTGGGGAGGTTCGCACTCTTCTCTCCGAGCCATCGTGCAAAGTTGATGCGCTGATGGACGACATCAAGAACGGTGACTTTGGAGACGACTCAGTCGCTGTCTGCGCAGTATCACGGCAGCTAATCGAGCTGCTAAGCAAGGCGCTGACAGAAGCAAAGATACCGCACGGGCTTATCACTGGCGCACAGAATGAAGACGAGCGCCAGAAGTCGATTGATGATTTTCAGTCCGGGAGAACGAAGTGGATTCTGTTTACTGCCCAGGCCGGCGGCGTCGGAGTCACGCTGACTGCGGCGCGACGTCTTGTCATGCTTCAGCGCCCGTGGTCGCTCGTTGATTACAAACAAGCACTTGATCGCGTTCACAGAATTGGGTCAGAGATTCACGATTCTGTGGTGATCATGGATTATGTTACAGAAGGAACGATTGAAGAACGAGTCATCGACGTGCTGGACACGAAGGCAGACAACTTCGAGAATATCGTAAAAGACAAGCATCAGCTTCTGAAGATGCTACAAGACAGCAAAGAGACGCTATGACAGATACGCCAGTGCAGGTTTCTCCTCGACAGCCAATAAAGATCTCAAACTCCGAGATTCAGACGTTTAAGGACTGTCGTAGGAAGTGGTGGCTGAGCTACTACCGCCGTTTGCAGCCTCAGACTCAGAATTACACGGGCGCGCTTGCTCTTGGCTCTAGGATTCACGCGGCTCTCGATGAGTACTACTCTGTCGGTACTCCTCTTCTTGAGGCGCACGCTCGTCTCGTACAAGCAGACAAGTATACTCTTCTTGAGCAATTCCGTGACACGATGGACTTGGACAGCGAGGCAGAGCTTGGGAGAATCATGCTCGAGGGGTATCTCGAGTGGGTCAATGAAAACGGAATTGACGCCGAGCTCGAGATGATCTCGACTGAGGAAATCATTTCAATGCCGATGCTTGATGGTGAAGTCGAGCTTCAGGGTAAACTCGACATGCGAGTGCGCCGCAAGGCAGACGGAGTTCGTATGTTCCGCGACTTTAAAACTGTCGGCGGGTCGTTTGCAGAGTTTGGCTCAATGGCTCACATGAACGAGCAAATCTTGACATACATGATTCTTGAGGCCGCGCAGAATAAAGAGGGCGAGCGCTGCGAAGGTGGAATCTTCACGATGCTCAAGAAAGTAAAACGATCCGCTAACGCCAAGCCGCCGTTCTACGACCAGATAGAAGTTCGCCATAACACGTTCGCGTTGCGCTCGTTCTGGAACAGACTCCATGGCGCAGTCATGGATCTAATGAGCACAAGAAAGGCGCTAGATGATGGCGCTGACTTTAATTTCGTGGCATATCCGCGCCCGAGCAGAGACTGCAAGTGGAAGTGCCAATTTTTCGCTGTTTGCCCATTGTTTGACGACGGCAGCGCCGCCGAACAAGCAATTAGCGAATTGTATGTGGTCGATGACCCATACGCATACTACAAACCAATAGAGATGAAAGGAAGTGAGTGACAATGTCTAATGTGCAGCGCTCATTGACAATCATGGTCTATGGCGAGTCGAAGGTTGGAAAGTCAACATTTGCCGTCACAGCACCATACCCACGCCTCATGCTTGACGTGGAGGGCGGACACAGATTCCTGCCAATCACGGTTAAGTACTGGGACCCGCTTAGAGAAGAACCGCCTGTAGCAGACGGGACGTGGGATACCTGCGTTGTGAATGTAACAGAGTACGACACAGTGCTCAAGACATTCCAGTGGCTGCAGCTTGGCAGACATCAGTTCAAGTCGTTGATCATCGACTCGGTATCCGAGCTCCAGGTCAAGTGCGTTGACAACATTGCTGGCAAGAACCAGATGCAAATGCAGCAGTGGGGCGAGCTTCTTCGTCACATGGGCGCACTGCTTCGCGATTTGCGAGATCTCACGATGCACCCAACAAATCCGCTGGAAGCAGTAGTTCTCACGGCAATGGCACGCCAGAGCCAGGACGGACGTTACCGCCCGTACCTGCAGGGACAGCTTGCAATTCAGGCTCCGTATTTCTACGACATCCTCGGTGCTCTATCTGTCGAAGAATTCGCAAATCCAGACCCAACTCAAGCGCCGTACAAGGCGCGCCGTATGTACGTCGAGCGCACACCGCAGTACGAAGCTGGTGAACGCGTTCAAGGGCGACTAGGAAAGATCGTCGAGCAGCAAGACCTTGGGGTTGAGCGTATGCTCGATATTGTCTTTGGACCACGTCCAGAGACGCAAGCAACAAAAAACAAAACAGAAGGACATGGTGAATAATCATGAGTACACTAAACTGGGGCGACCTCGTCAAAGAAGCCGGAGACGTTGGTAGCTACGACCCACTTCCGGAAGGCGACTACGACCTGCAAATCATCGAGGCAACTGCCAAGACGACGCAGAGCGGCAAGACGATGTTCGCAGTCAAGGCACAGGTTCAGACTGGGGCGCACGCAAAGCGTCTCGTGTGGGACAACCTCGTCGTTTCGACTGACAACCCGACAGCACTCGGAATCTTCTTCCGCAAGATGAACGCTCTCGGTCTCGGTCGCGACTTCTTCGCTGCTGGCCCGAGCAACGCTCAGATCGAGCAGTCACTTGTCGGTCGCAACTTCCGCGCGCAGGTTGGCACACGCACTTGGCAGGGACAGAAGAAGAACGAGATCAAGTCGTACTACAGCGTCCCGGCTGGCGCGGCTTCTCCGGCGCCCGCCGCTGCTCCTGCACCTGCACCTGCTCCGGCGCCCGCCGCTGCTCCTGCACCTGCACCTGCTCCGGCACCCGCCGCTGCTCCAGTTGCAGAGGCGCCTGTAGCCGAAGCTGCTCCGGCACCAGCCGCTCCGCCGGCTGCGCCTTTCTGATCTAACAAAATCAGAATCACGCCGACGTTCGGTGCGCCAGCGCTATGCCTTTTAGTGTATAGTTCTGGCGCACCGACGCTTACTACGAAAGACTTGACATGCGCATTTTAATGACCGGGTTTACAGCTCTTCAAATTAACACTGAAAGACGCACTATTCAAAAAATTGACGTCCCTGCTTCAATTGCAAAAGCATTGGGAGAACGCGGCCACCAAGTTGACTGGCGACGAGTCACCCCAGGAGAAGACCTCTCGCAGTACGACGTAATTTGGGTAAACTTAGCTCCTCTCAATTCTCTAAACGGGCGACAGGGTGCAATGGGAGCGCTGTACGCGCTAAGCTCAGGAATACCGGCAGTTGGTTTTTTTGACGACTGGCAGTTTAGCTCTGTGTTCAACGCTTGTCGCGCGTTGAAGAATCATCCAGAGCTTTTGTATAAGTATCTCTTGACTGGCCCTCGTGGAGACGAACCAGCGACGTACTTTAGTCTTGCAGACGCGGAGGCTGCAGTCGAGCGAGTCAGAGCCGTCAACCCAGACGAAGCAGACAAGTGCGCGATTGGAAGATACTTCTTTCACGATACGGACGAAAACATTAAGATCTACGAGAAGCAGCTCGTTGCCACTGCTGAAACAATGCTAGATGAGCGCTGGTCAAGAGGACTAGTCGCTGCCTGCCCCATGTACTCATTTGGAGATCGCTCGCTTGTGCGCAAGCGTATGCCAAAATCAATGAGTGGTATTGAGGCGCTTGATCCGAGCGCGACGATCTACGACATTCTCGCAACCTCTGAGCCAAAAGATGCAACTCTAAAAGAGCGCAAGTGGGTGCTTGGCGCACTGATGCCGCACGACACCTGGCTTGAAAAGAAAAAGCCGGAGTGGCCAGTTGAGATTGTTGGTAGCAGGAAGCTAATTAAGAAGTTCGGCGGACAGCGTCTTGACAGTGAAGCAGACGTTCTCGCGTTCTACAATGATTACTGGGGCATTCTTTCACCTCCGTATCCTCACGCGGGCTCTGGATGGTGGAGGAGCCGTTTTATGTATGCGGCACGCGTCGGTTCCATTCTTGTAGCTGACAAAGGTGAAGGCGCGCCGCTAGGAGACGCGTACAAGCTAACGATTAAGCAAGTCGAGTCAATGTCAGATGCGGAGCTCGCTGCTGCTGCTGCCGCGCAAGGAGACGCTCTTCGCCCTCACATGCCAGCGTACGAGTCGTTCGTTGAGCATTGCGAGCGCATAGTTACTCGAGCGCTTGCAGAGGACTCTGGTCTAAAGATCAATCCAGACGGTTCTAGGTAGCAGTGGCCAAAGTTCTAGTAACGGGGATGACTTCTCCTCAATCGTCTAAAAAGCTCAACGCCAAATCGCTTTCTTTTGCGGGTGCAGCTTCTCAGATCTTAGAAAAGAGCGGGCACCGCGTTGAGTGGGGAGCTCCTAACGTCAACTTTTTAAGAAAAGACTATGACAAGTACGACGCTTTTCTTGTTGGCATAGCCCCAGCGCTAAGCGTTACAGCTAATAGAGCCTACGGAGTCTTGAGCTTTATTGACGCGTTTCGTGAAGATGAACGCCTCAAGTTCTTTATTGACTCGCCTAACATTTCTTCGATAGCGGCAAACCTTAGAGCTATTGACAAAGATAAGACAAGGCTGTTTACGACTTTTTACGCGTTGAGAAAAGAGTACGAGGCGGTCATTATCAACATGAAGGTGAAGAACGCTGTTCTTTCAGCCGTCGAGTTCCTGAACTCAGAAGAGTGGCCTTCTACGATAATTCCGGTGACACCGTGGTCGTCAGCAGAGAGCTTTTCTTCCGCGCTTAGCGAGAATGCGGCTAAGTCCGTTTCTACTATCTGCGTAGATTCTTTTTTCATAGAACCCTCGCTTAGACTTTTCCACGGGGACCGGTCAAGAACGTGGCTGCTAAACACAGACAAAACAAAATGGATTGAGTCAACGCTTCACTCGCTTACTCTGCCGCACTCGTCAATGAAGAAGAAGCGGTCAGACGACGACGAGTCTGTTTTCAAAAGAATGCAATCTTCATTTGGAGCTTTAATTAGCCCAGAAGATAACGGATCAATCTCATGGAGTCATCGATGGGCGCAAGCATTGAACGCTGGCGCTCCAGTTGCAAGCGATTGGAAGATCACGTCGAGCATTGGCCCAGCATGGTCTCACTTAGCGGCTGGCATCGAAGAAATGTCGGAGATTGACAGATACGAACTTTCAGTGCTACAGCGCCAAGAATACACTTCATCAATCCCTTCTCAAGACACAGTGACAGATACATTGCAAAGAATCATAGGAGTATGAAATGAAAATACTGTTCAATGAATGGTTAAAAAAGACACGCCAGCTTCAAGACCAAGTGTACAATGTCAACTATGAGCTATTGCACGGTGAAGACGCAGATAGCCTCAACTATCTCATCGAGTACATCCGTTGGAACATGCTTGCAATTGACGATGAGCTCGCCGAAGTGCGCAAGGCAATTTCGTGGAAGCCGTGGCAACATGACGACCCGTACGCAGATCGCAAGGAGATCGTCAAAGAGTGCGTAGATGTCTTGCACTTTGTTGCAAACATACTCTGCGCAGCTGGAGCAACAGATGAAGAACTTGATGAAGAATATCTTGCAAAAATGCAAAAGAATGCTGACAGGCAAAAGAACGGCTACAAGGTTCTCGACGCGGGAGTCAAGTGCACCACTTGTTTTAGGGCGCTGGATGACTACGACACCAGCAGCTGTAATACAGCCGAATGCCCCCATAAGTGAATTGTGGGTACAAGTGCACACTGGAAACATTAAAGTAGGCGACGTTGTTCGTGTTAAGAACAATGCATACTCTGGCTCGACTGGCTCGATACACAACGGCAGACTATGCGAAGTGGTTGAAATCTGTAACGGAGATGTCATCGTCAAATCAATTGACAACGCGCTGCCAGAATTAACTGCTACTCATCACCCGTCGTACAACTTAGAAAAATTGGTATCACTACTATGAGAATACTCGCAAAGATTGAAGTATTTGGTGACTCTATCGATAGCATCATGTCAGCGGCTCGTGCCGAGTGGCGCAAGCTTTCTGCCAATGAGCATGCAGAACTCCCTGAAGGGTCAGAAATAAACATACAGGCTAAAACAGACGGCGTCACTACTGACTACGACACGTACGTAGGCACCCTGTTTATCAGAGTAAGCAAGTGAAGACGCCTGCTCAACGCCAAGATGGCCGCGCGCGTTGCCTAAAAGAAGCTGCTGACATTATCTCCGGTCAAAGAGACGAGCAGTACGGGACACCTCAAGACAACTTCAAAAGAATAGCTAAGATTTGGTCAGCTATTCTGCCAATAGAAATCACTGAAGAAGACGTCGCGATGATGATGATCGGCGTGAAGATGGCAAGGTATGCGAACAAGCAATTTGGTTTTCAAGCCGACACGTGGGTCGACGTTGCTGGGTACGCAGCATGCGGCTACGAAGTTGGCGAAAATGCATCCGCTACTGCGGCCTCGCGTGATACGGTCTAAATCTGCAATACTGACTAGGTAGGTTAATGCAAATGAGTAAGCCAACTTTTATCGACTGCAACGGGCTAGCCGGCTTTATGAGCTACGGGTTCGTAAACGCGGGGATGGAAATGACTCTTAGAACTGGGACTCTTAACTTTGGTAACCCAGTCGCCGAGCTAAATCGCCATCATCTCGGTCATCAGTGGGCGTCATTTTTCTCGAACGTAGAAGAAGAATGGCCAACGCAAGATGCTGACGTTGTTATGGGGTGCCCGCCATGCTCCGGGTGGTCGACTTGGTCTGGCCCAGCAAACCGCGGCCCAGACGCAGCAGCACATGAGCACACTCGCGCGTTCATGCGCTACGCCGCGAAGGTAAAGCCTCGCATGATTGTCTTTGAATGCGTACAGCAGGCGTACACGCAAGGTCGCGACGTAATGGTCAAATACCGCGACATGGTAGAAGAACTCTCTGGTAAGAAATATGACCTGTACCACGTCAAGATGAACAACCTACAGGTTGGTGGATTTTCCTATCGTCCAAGATACTTCTGGACAGCAGTAGAATCGGGAATGCCATTCGGCGCGCAAGCGACTGCGCCTGAAGAAATGCCAACAATGATGGATGTCATCGGTGACCTCGAGCACTGCGATCTCACTTGGGACAGGCAGAAGTACAGTGGAAAGCCGTCTAAGTTCGTCGAGCGTCTTAGAAACAAAGACGGTCTCGTCGATGGCCACATGAACAAGCAGCAGATTGGTACTACTCGAATTAACGAGATCTTTGACATTCTTGGAGCAGACGGTTGGCCAGCCAGAACAGAAATTGCTGAAGCATTGAAAATGGCTGTCGACAAGAACGGTGGAAAATTCCCACAGAATTGGCAGTCACTCGAGAAAAAGATCATCGACAACGACTGGTACATGGGCTTCTCCGTCCCGAGCAGATGGGATGGCAAGTCATGGTGCAACGTACTGACTGGCGCTGCGCTTGATCTTGTCATTCACCCTACTCAGCCTAGACTAATCACGCACAGAGAAGCCGCGAGAATCCAAGGTCTCCCAGACAACTGGGAATTTGCAGATGCAAAAGGGTACTCAGCACTTAGTGCGACGTGGGGCAAGGCAGTCTCTGCTCAGGCGGGGACGTGGATCGGGGAGGCGGTTGCAGCTGCCCTTGATGGCCAGCCAAACGGCCCTCAAGGTGACCTCATCGGTGACAGAGAGTGGCTAGTAAACACAGACAAGGGTTTCAG